CATCAAAACCACAGCCCCTAAGAGTGGACTGGTAATCCGGGGGGCTGCACACACTGGAGATTGCAACGCGTAGAACATTTACATAGCAAATAGCCACTGACAAAACAGCCTATAGGAGATAAGAGTTATGGCTACTAGCGCAGAATTCTGGCAAGCTGGGTTTAGTCCTGGCGAGACTAACGGTACTTACGAGTTCCTAAGTGGACGTTCACCAAATCGTTATCACCTCATGCGACTCTTACGTAAGAAGGGTATGCGAGAAGTAGGTGAGATTCTCTTCACAGCTCTTGCCGAAAACACCCCCTCCGACAATGCAAGTGTTACTATCAGCCAGCTAACTGCGGCTGCTGACACCACCGACAACGTGCAAGGTGGTGTAAGGACAATTGCTGCTAAAGAGATCATGGGCCTTGTTCTTGACTCTGATAAGGATGATGCATCGGCAGAGACTTTACGTGCTGCTACAGCGGCAGACGTTACCACTCTTAACGCTGAATTGATCCCTAGTGGGACTAGAGCGCAGAGAAAGCCGACTGAAGCCAATAGCGTTGACTTGTCGGGCAATGGTGGTGGTGGTAAGCAAGACGCTGGCCGTTAAAAATGCTTCCTCAAGGAACAGAACCTCTCATACTGGCCGATGGGACTAAGATCAATCCTGTCGATGGTACTATAGTTACGGATGCTAGCCTAGTCGAAGTTCCTAATACGGAACAGATTAAGAGGGAGATTGTTGCTTCTCGAAAGAGGATCAGTGATCTCCCTGTTCCTCCTGCACAAATGAATACTATTAGTGTGATTATATCGTACTCACTGTTCGGTATTAACGATGAAGACATATCAACGACCTTATTCATTCCTTTAGATCAAGTTGTTGCAATCAAAAGTTCTGATGCATATCACAACTTGCAAGAACAATTCCTTAAGAGCATTATAGAATCTGATCTATCATCTGTACGAGGCATGTTTGTACAGAATAGTAGAATTGCAGCTGACAAGATGTTTCGTTTATTGGATAGTAACAATGAAGCTACACAGATTGTAGCTGCTAAGGATGTATTAGATCGTGCTGGACACCGCCCTGTTGACGTAATAGAACATCGTCACAAGATGGAAGGTGGACTTACAATTGAATACGTTGACAAGAAGAGTGATGTTCCTACGATTGACGTAACGCCAAAGGAGATGTAAATGGCTATCGTAAGAGACTTAAGTGGTAATACTCCTGAAGGTGATAGCGATCATTCAGGACAGGGACAGTATGATCTACAAGCTGTAGTGTTTAAGGGTACTCAACACAATATAACCATAGGTGCCGCAGCTGTAGCAACTCCTGTACTATCTAGACAATGTAGGGCTGTTCGTATAGCTCCCCTTGATGACTGTCATTGGGAAGTGGGAAATGGCGCTGTAGCTTCTGCGACAAGTCCACATTTGGTTGGTGATGCTGTAGAAATTGTGCCAATCGTGGAACAAGGCTCTGTTGTTTCACTTATCCAAGAAGGTGCTGTAACAGGCCCAGTTACCGTAACGGAGGATAGATCATAATGCAAACAGTCACCCCTCCCAAGTCTATAGAGTTTAGCAAGTTCATCGAATTCACTTTACTTCTAGCAAATCCGAAAGAGCTTAAAGCAGAACTCGATCAATTCGCTAAAGCGACTGCCAGTTTCAAGAAGGCAGCCAAACAACACAGTGATGCTGTAAAGATCGCAGCGACTATAGATATAGCCGAGGCTATGCAGGTAGCCAATTCAGAGGAAGCTTCACGCCTTAAAGTCCTTGGTAAACAGATAGACGCTAAGAACAAAGCCTCGGATGATCGCATTGCTCAGGATACTAAGGACCAAGCTACTCAGACACAGCGAGTAGAGAACTCCCTTGCTAGGAAGCAAAACGAGTTTGATGTAGAGACTAAAAAAGCCTCAGCATCTCTTGCTAGACGTGAGCAGGCTTTAGCAAAGGGCAAGGCGGAACTTGCGGATGGAATAAGGAACCTCGAAACTAGTCAAACTAACTTTGCTGCACGTAAGGCGAAGGTCGAAGACGCTTACGCTAGTTAGAAATAACTGTCATGCCCATCATTTCCCGCCAGCTCGACTATGCCCGCCCACAGGCCGATGGCACCGTTCGTGTACGGGAGAGGCACACGGACAGTAAGGGCTTTCATCATCACGCCCGTTACCGGGCGACTTCGGAAGCGGCGTCCATAATCCTGATGAACGCTCGTGATCTGACGGCGAGTTTGCAAAACATTGAGGAAACCGACGCCGTTAATTTCATCGAGGCCGGTGGTGATCCCAATGCTTTCGTCCGCGTCGATCTGACGGCGAAAGAATTGCGAAGGCGATTGATAAAGAGATTCGCCCGCACACGCGCCATTGATGACGAACTGTTTATGCTCAAGGTGGCAACTTGGGTATCGAATCAGAACGCCGGCACACTTTCAAGTGCCTTATCCATTTCAATAGTTAAGGCACAGGCCATTATCGACAGAGCCACGGACATGCTCGTCCTCAAGACACAGATAGAGGCCGATGATGCCTTGGTCGGGGAGGTCTGATGGCCGACTTACTTGTTGATTGGTCCCACACTAACGATGGGGATGGTGACGGTTGGGCCGACCAGGTGGGGGCTGGCGGTGCGATCAATAACCTTGTAACAGCGGGAACAACAGCTACCGCTGGTCAGTTAGTTGCTGTCCGTGGCGTCAAGACGGGGGCTGGGGCCGAGACTTGGGTTTTCCAACAGACAGATGCCGCCAATCCCGTCGTAGTGGTTGGGGTCTTAGTAGCGACGACGAACACAACCATCGTTGCTGGCGACATTGTTCCCGGCCTTAGGAACGGCTCCTCTACACGGGCTTACGCTCAGACGGCGGGTAACGCGCCACCTTCATGGACACAATCTTCAGGTGATGCTGAAGCCACGGGCTTCGCTAATTTTTACGGTTTAAGGGTAGCTGTAAATACCGTTTGGGGCAACACTAGTGGCGTCTTAGGATTGAATTTTGAAGAATGTTCGTTTGAAATTAGTATTCGGAACTCTGCTGCTGATTATTTCAATCTTGGTTCGTTAAATAATAACCCTCATGAGGCACAATACAAAAATTGCGAAATAGATTTATCTAACAACATTGGCGTTTCTATAAAAATGTTAGGCCGTGGTGGTTTAACGGAATTTATTGGTACACAGTTTCTAGGCAATACGACGGTATTAGTGGAGGGCACAGCGCAGGTAGGCCGATTGCATTTTTATGGTTGCGACTATAGTGCTGTAACGGGCGGAAATCTGGTTGATTTGACAAGTATCGGAGGCCAGACAGAGATTATATTCGCCAACTGCAAGGAAAACGCCACGCCGCCGGGGCTGACTACCGATACGAGTACAGGAACATATCGAGTAGAACGGCGTAACTGCAGCGGCGTCACTTCCAAGAGTAGTGGCAGCGTTCAGGATTATGAGGTTAACACCGAAGCTGGAGATATTGTAGAGGAAACTACGGTTGTCAGGACAGGCGGGGCCGATGATGGGGCAGCGGGTGGTTTTTCCTATGCAATGACGCCGACAACCGGCGATACAGTCAGAAACAATCATGCTCTCATCTCACCGTGGTTGACGGTTTGGGTCGCGAACACAGATACATCCCTGACAATTTATTTCGCTAATTCTCTCGCTGAAAGCAGCCCGACCAATGATCTCCACGACGACCAAGTATGGATCGAAGTATTAAACCCGTCCGAGGGAGGGACGGCGCAGCATACTTTCCACACCAGCCAGATGGACCTATTGGCGACTCCTGCTGATCTAACTTCAGATGGTTCAACCTGGGGATCGGGTGGCAACAACGCCCAAAAGATAGTCACCACCATTTCACCTGATTATGAAGGCGTGTTGTATGCCCGGCTCCACTACGCACCAGCCAGCACCACGACACTTTATCTCGATCCGTTCCCTGAGGTTGCCTGATGGCCCGTCAATGGCTCAATCCTATCGGTGGGTCGGTAATCCATGAAGAAGGTACCGAGCAATATCTTATTCCCATTGGAGGGGCGGTAATCAATGAAGACCAGGCGGCGGCACCAGGAGGCGCTACACCTAAAGGACCATTCGGACTTCCCTTCCATGGACCATTTGGAGGACCAATTTAAATGGCTATTAATGATCTAGGTATGGTCCGTCCAGGGTCTACGATCCTAATTCCCTTTGCTACATATGATAGCAATGACCCCTCAGACAGTGTTATTGTAAGTGCCTTTGTACTTGCTGACATCGGTATTTATAAAGGCACGTCGATGACGGAACGCGCTAGTACGACTGGTGTAGTTCTTCTCGACACAGATGGCATCAACATTGATGGGGCAGTAGGTATTCATGGACTGTCCATCGACTTATCAAGCAATGCTACTGCTGATTTCTATACATGTGGTAGTCGTTTCTATGTAACAGCAGGACCAATGACTATTGATTTAGCAACAACTATTAGTGCTGTAGTTGCGACATTTGAAATTGGTTACCCTGGTGCAATTGTGAATACAACCATTGCCACACTAGCTAGTCAGACAGGTTTCACGTTAACAGCTGGTAGTGCTGAAGCAGACACTTACAATGGCTGGAAAGCAATTGTCCATGACATTGCAAGTGATGTCCAGATTTGCGTTGGGTATGTCTCTGATTACGCAGTGACAACTAAGACTGTTACACTGGCAGCTGATCCAGGCATTTTCATAATGGCGGCTGGCGATCATATTAGCTTGTTCCCACCAGACAATGTTCAGGCGGTAGCTGGTACAACGCAAACCGCTGGTGATCTAGCTGCACTTATTGTAACAGCAGATGCAGCTATTGACGTTGCTGTTGCAGACCTAGCAAATGGCACCGATGGACTAGGAGCGATTAAGGCTGAGACAGCGTTAATCTTAACAGACACCGGCACTACACTTCAGGCGGAGTTAGACGCTATCCAGGCAGCCGTTATCACGAATGCCGCTGGAGCCGATGTTGCAGCCGATATAATTGCGATCAAGGCGGAGACTGCTGCTATTGTCGCTGATACAGACGTAATCGACGATGGCACTTCTGGGCTAGTTAAGATTGCTTCGGATGTAGCGGCGATCTTGGTCGATACCGGAACAACCCTTCAGGGAGAACTTGATGGTATCCAAGCTGACACAGAAGACCTACAGACACAGGTTGGAACAGCGGGGGCTGGTCTTACAGCAATTCCATGGAATGCTGCTTGGGATGCCGAGGTCGAATCAGAAGTTAACGATGCCTTAGACACTGCGATTTCGGAATTAGGAGTAGCTGCTCCAACTGCTACTCCGACGATTAGAACTGGCCTCATGCTTCTATATATGTGTATGAGGAATAAGCTAGTCGTCCAGACTTCTGGTACTGACGCCCTCGAAATCTACAACAATGCTGGAACTAAGATTGCCACTAAGTTGTTAACAGATGATGGCTCAGACTACACCGAAGCAGAGATGGCGTAATGGCGATAGATAGTAAGGAAAAACGCGCTGGTGTTCTTGGTGTCGGGCGTCCTTGGATGCGTGATAAGTTTCCAGTAGCAACCCCCGACGAACAATGGCGTATCGCTTCAGGAAATGCATATGGAGGTAATGCTTTATCGCCGCCAGTTGGAGGACGTATTATGGGGAATATCATTGGTCCGAGTGGCCTTATAGGACATGGCGGAGGGTTGATTAGATGAGTGGTGTTCCTGACTATCCTGTGGGAGTTACCTTGGACTTTAAATTTAGCACTAGGCAATTTTCTTCTGGTGCTCCCTTCGCTTGGGCGTCTGGCGCTGTCGAGGTTTACGAAGACAATGACATCACACAGATTACGGTTGGAGATACACTATCTCTAGAATTCGATGGTGTTACAGGGCTGCACAATATCAGGATTGTAGCTACAGGAGGCAATGGGTTTGAGGCTGGGAAGTCTTACAGCATTGTAGCTTCCGCTGGCACTGTAGATAGTGTATCAGTGGTTGGTGAGGTGATCCAACAGTTCACATTAGATCGTGCTGCTGCTGCTGTTGATCTAGCAAATGTTACGGATGGGCTAGGAGCAATCAAAGCTGAAACCGCATTGATTGTTGCTGACACAAACGAACTTCAAACAGATGATGTACCAACCCTCATTTCCACTTTAGATGCTGTCGTAGATACAGTAAAGGCGGAAACAGCTCTTATCGTTGCAGATACTAATGAGCTTCAAACAGACAATGTACCAGGTCTTATTGCTACGTTGGATGCGGTTGTTGATACCGTTAAAGCTGAAACCGCTCTCATTGTTGCAGATACAAATGAATTGCAGACTGACGATGTACCAACACTTATCTCCACTTTAGACGCTGTAGTAGACACGGTGAAAGCTGAGACTGCTCTTATTGTCTCAGACACTAATGAATTACAGACCGATTGGGCCGATGCTGGCAGACTAGACGTTATCTTAGATGCACGTATGGCAGAGGCAAGTATCAGCACTACGGCTGGTGCTGTTGACGATGTAACTCTAGTCGCAACTACCACAACTAACTCTGACATGCGAGGTACTGATAGTGCAGGAACGGCTGCTAATCTCGCTACAGTTGATACAGTTGTTGACGCTATTAAGGTCGAGACAGACAAGCTCGTATTCACTTCCGCTGGTAGGGTTGATGCAAATGTTGAGGCAGTCAATGATGTTACAGATGCGGCTGTTAAACTTGCTGCACATGCATTAGAAACATTGCCTGTGACAATCACAACGGCTGGCGGGGATGCCACTCATGCTGTACTTAACTTAGTTGATGGCGCTGCTGCTTCCGCTGTAGATGATGTATACAATGGTAGGATACTCGTATTCAATGTAGGAACTCTTAATCATCAAGTGGCTGAGATTACAGACTACGATGGTGGAACCAAGTCCGCTACAATTAGTGCTGTAACGACTGCTCCAACCAGTGCACATACGGCTAGGATGGTCTAATGGCGTCAACTACTACTGCTATAACGCGCATAGGAGTTGGTGGGCCAGTTAAGAACTATGCTCTCCCAATTGGCGCTAAAGCTCCTACAACTGTAGTTGCTAGAAATCCTATATACCGTAAAGGGCCAATGTCTGTTAATGCGCTAACGATTAAGGTCTAGAGATGCCAGAAGATGTAGACATCCAGTTAAGACTCAGGAGCAAGGAACATATTAAGATACAAGCTAAGAAGCACAAGCTACCAACTAATACAGCTGCATTCGCTTACTTCTCAAAGCGATTTAATATTATAGTGATACAAGACCCTCCACCTGCCCCTTCTATTGGAAGAGGGTGGAAGTGGGCTATGTATCAACGTGACTTATTCATTTGGGCACGTCTTATGGCACATGAAATTAGGCATGTCAGACAAGGACATTTCCACGACTAATGGCAACCTTTAAGCTACAGCATGATAGTTTACAAGATAGGTTCTTACATTCTAGAGCTAAGGTACAGCTCTATGGTGGAGGCTTTGCTAATGGTAAAACTTCAGGTGCATGTATTAAAGCTATACAGCTTGCTAAAGATTACCCTGGCAGTAATGGCCTTATGGCTCGTAGTACTTATCCTAAGCTCAATGATACTCTTCGTAAGGAGTTCTTGAAATGGGTTCCTCTGGACTGGATAGACAGCTTCCCAAAGAGTGCGAATGCGAGCAATACATGTACATTGAAGAATGGAACGACTATCAACTTCAGGTATATAGCCCAGCAAGGAAAATTGGGAAACGAGGCGACTACATCCAATCTGCTATCAGCCACTTACGATTGGATTGTAGTAGACCAGATGGAAGACCCAGAGATCGTCCACAAAGATTTTTTAGATTTGTTGGGACGACTACGTGGGATGACTCGGTATGAAGGTGATGATCCATCTATGCCTGACACTGGGCCTCGTGTCTTTATTCTTACTACTAATCCTACACGTAACTGGGTATACCGTAAGCTCGTGAAACCAGTTCACGACTTAATGGACACCGATCCAGATACAGGAGTGCCAAAGAAGCCAGTTATAAATGAGGACTTGCTATGCGAAACTGACACAGATGGAAGGATGTTGTTCAACGATGACAGACTTCCTAAGCCTATCATCGAAATCTTTGAAGGGTCTACATACGAGAATAAGGACAACCTAGAACCAGACTTTATCGCTACGCTTGAGTCTTCTTATAAGGGACAGATGCGTAGTCGTTTTCTCATGGGGAAGTGGGCTAGTTATGAGGGACTAGTCTATCCAGCGTTTGATGAGTCAATTCATGTAATGTCACATCATGCAATACATAATTACTATAAACAACTCAGTATGAAAACTGAGAAGGTTGTTATTATCGAGGGTTATGATTATGGTCTTGCTGTCCCCTTTTGCTATATTATGGGTTTTTGCGATAACTTTGGTAATGTGTTCCTTATGGATGGAGTATACGAGAAAGAAGTTCCCATTGATGACCACATTACTTCTATTAAATCTATTCGTAGTGAGTATGGTGTGGGCGATAGCTCGATGATACTTGCCGATCCTGACATCTTTAGACGTAAGACTGCTGGCAAGAAGTTAGTTGGTAAGGCTATTAGTGAAATGCTATTAGATGACGGTATCGTATGCACGAGAGGTAACAATGACATCTCAAATGGAATTGTTAAGGTTAATCAGTATCTTATTCCCCAAAGGAACCACCAGAATCCAATCACGGGTGAGTATGGGATGCCATACTTATACGTGTCGGATAAGTTGGATTGGTGGATCAATGAGATAAATGACTACTACTGGAAGAAGAATCCCATGGGAGAACAGATGGATAAGCCTATGGATAAAGACGATCATGCAATGGACACAACCAAGTACATGCTAACTAACCGTCCTAACATATCTAAGTTGACGGTTAGAGCTGATCCTAAAGAAGTAGGATGGAGGAAGTGGGGAGAACGAGACTTACAAGAACATCGTAAGAGTATTCGTTATGGCTAATCCAAGGCTGTTACAGGCACTTATAAAGCGACTTGGTGGCGGGGATAGTACTAAGCCTCCTGGGCTGAGTGAGGTTATTCCTAAGCCAGCTACAAAGCCTGTACCACAAAAAGGCTCTATTGGTCCTGGCCCTGAGACATTTGCAGAAGGTGCTGAGACTTTAGAAGAGAAGGGACTTAATCAATTTCAGAGGACATTCATTGAAGAGGCGGAACTTGATCCAACTAAGCCTAGTACTTTCGATCAACCAGCACGAGTGTTCGAGGATGTTCCTCCTGACATACCAGACATAGGCCCACCGCGTCCTCAACGTCCTACTACCGCTATAGAGTTACGAGGACGGGAAGCTAGAGCAGAGGCTAGAAGCGACTTTCCTCCAGATGAGCTTGATGCTCCCCGTCCAAGGGACGTAGAGGTTGATGATGCAGCGCAGCAGGTATTCGATCAGATACAAGACCTAGAAGACGCTTTAGTTCTCCCTCAACCCTCTTCGCAAGCTAATAGGCGTGGTGTAAGAGATTCAAAGAAGTTGCTACAGAACTTCAAACGCGAAGCATCACAGACAGCCGCAGAGGCTAGGAAGACAGAGAACCCTGCATTGTTACAAGCTCTATTAGATAGACTGGCCGCTCCTTCAAAGACAAAGGCGCCGTCTAACATAGAGAAGATTCTCAGACTCCGTGAACAACGACGACCTAATAGGTAATAGCATGGCTGATGAAATAATCCCCACGGA